GGAATAATTCTGGTTTGAATGTGCTAATATTGCTCCGTTAGTTTTATCGGTTATAGTTGCCCCCGCTGGTGGGTCTGTCATATTAGGAGTTAAAGTAGTATCGTTCGCTCCCGCTATTGTTTGTCCGTTTCCTCTATATGTGGTATGACCTATTAAAGGTAATTTTACAGTATTAATTCCACTATTATTTATATAAAAAGAATAAGTAAGTTCTAATTTATTATCTAAGAATCCGTTCTCGTTTTCTACTCCTCTAAATTCTATAACTTCGTCGCTCGCTCCTCTGGAATTTACTATCGTTTCTTCTAAAGATATTTCGTCTCCCGCATTAATAACAATTCCAGAAGAGGAGATATTATTTATCCAGTTATTTTTAAATTCGTCGTTTGCATTTTCTAGAAGGTTTCCTCCTTTACTTCGAAGGCGATTACATTCTAATAATAAAAATTTACTCATTACTAATTATTATAATAACATATAATTTTTTTATATGTTCTTATTTGATGAAAAGATATAAAAGAAATAAATACAAATGAGAACACGAAATCGAATTTCGATTTCTGTTCCTTTTTCTAATCTACGATTACAAATGAGAACACAATTAAGCGGAAACCACTACTTCTCCGTTTCTAATAGTGATTAACCTTTCGACCATAGTAAAGACTCTCATTTCTCGTGCTACGTGATTATTATTAGTTCTCTTTAATTTCTTCTGAATAATAACGGGTTTAACTCCTATCTTTTTACCATTTCCTAAAACATTAAATCCGCTTGTAGTTGCATCGTATCCGATATAATTTGAAGTTGCTCGAAGACCTACAGTTAATAAATTCGCGGCGTTCGCGCCGTCTGGTAGTTGATGCCCTTCTATTTGACCGATATATACTGAATTCTGATTTAATTGATTATCTGCTGTCGCTTTATTAGTATCGGCGTCGAATGAGAATAACTGGTTAGGAACTTGAAGAGGTTTGTTAAATACTTGAGTAAGTTCGTTATACTGCTGAGAAGGTCTGCTGACGTCTCTATCGTATAATCTGTTCTCATTAATTCTAAAGTTATATTCTGTATCTGTGTGAAGTGCAGTAGATAAATACTGACCGAGTAAAGTATGATTCTGACCTACGTTCTTTTCTGCTACTAAAATACTACGAACAGTTCTTCCACTAACTGCTAAATCTCTTTCGATTTTCTGTTCTTGAACTGCACCGATACCGGGATTCGCAGTTGCGGGGATCTGAGCGTTAGTTGTAATCATATCTTCGTATAAGTAAGTTAATCCGTTCTGTGAGAAAATCTGCGCTTGAGTTTTCGCCATAGTATCATCGGTATAATATAAATGGTCGCTATAAAATTTAATATTTACAAATGAAGGAACGATAGTTCCGTTAGTAGCGTTATCCGTTGTTCCCGCTGTGAAAGCGCAGATAGTCCCGTCGTTAATTGAGGTCTGCTGATTTAAAATTAATCTTATATATACATTTTCTTTCATCGCGAAGAGTGGTAATTGTCTAGACCTCATAAAGGGGACTAACTGAGAAAGAGGAACACAAAATACGGGAGTAGTCGCGTCGTCGGCAGTTGGTTTTATCATATCGGGAACTACTGCTCGAGCGGTGTTATCCGCTGCTTTAGTAGTGTAATTTAAATCTTTAGGAGCGAGACGACCAGTAGCGGTGTCATTCGCGTTATATCTATCCATACACGCCCCGCTCTTAACCATATCTACGTTAGCGCGGTGTTCTGGTGTTTCAAACTGTCGAACCATAGTCGCATAATGAGCGTAATCGTCATTTGAAGCGATCACCTTCGAACCGCTTAAAAGTTGAACTGATTTTATTAAACCGTGAATACCAGTTTTTAAAGGAAAGAAAGCGCCCGCTCCTCCTACTAATTGTTTAACTGCTAAAGATACAAAAGAACCGCCGTCTAAAATTCCATTCTTAGGAATCTGAAAAACGATTTCGGAATTAGAAGAGGAGATAGGGTCTAAAACTTCCGTTTTAACTTCCATATTCTCGGCACTTTTTAAAGTTCCTACTTTAAGGATATCGGGTAATTGAGAACTCATTTTATATATATAAACTAATATATTATTTTTTATTTTAATTTTTTTATTAAAATTTTAAAGTAAAAAAAAGAGGATAATAAAAATTTAGTTTTGAACCATAATTCCATTAGGAGAATACATTAAGACATTTTTCGATTTTACGTAAGTAAATACTGAATTCGGACTCTTACCATCGAGCGAAGACTGAATTCGAGTAGAGTATGTCTGTCCTTTAAAATTGACTCCCATATCTGAAACTCTATCTAGTGCTAAACCTACTCCAAAATTCCTAACGTTTTCATCTACTGAAACTCCGTTCTGTTTATTTTCAGTTAGAGGGGCGGAGGTGTCTTGGTAGGGAAGAGGGTCTGCTCCACCTAGACCTAATAAGGCGTTCTGATTTAGAAGTCTGCTTAGTCTATTGTAAGGAGCGAAGGCGTTAAGATAATTAATATTTAATTGAGTTTCTGCTAAACCTTCGTTAGAATTATTCTCGACGTCTAATTCGTAATCTAATCCCAGTTTAACTCCACCTCTAGAAAATGAAACTTTCTTAAGGACGACTGGAGTATCATAATTCGCGCCGTTAGCATCAGTATTTAAAAGTTCTCCGTTAGAGAATCCATCTTGAGCGTATGAATTCGAATGAGAAACGGGGATAAAGGTATGAATAACGGAAAGAACATTCGATTTCGCTAAGTTATAAGTCTGAGTAGCGTCTCCAGAATTAATCACAGAGTAGAGCGAGGAGTAAGAGTTATAAGAGAAAGCACCAGAACCCGGAACGGATAACGCTTGGACTCCTTTATCATCGGGGACTAAATAATCCCCAGATAAAGAAACGTCTTTTACTTGAATAAAAGCGCCCGAACCATCGCTAGCGTTTGCACCTTTAAGGACTTGAGAATCGCTCGCTAATTCTAGATCTAAGGTTAAACCATTTACTCCATTTACAGAAAGAGGAAGAGGATTACCTCCCATTAACATACCACAATATAAAGGAATACTGAAGCGAACTTCGTTTCCTATGAGATTATCGCTCGCGCCTTGAACTGCAGTCGCTAAAGAAACGTTAGATTTTTCGCTCATAAAATCGTCTGGACTATGAGTAGAACTTAAAAGACTACAAACTAGACGACCATAATTTCGAATTGACTCTAAACTCTGGTTAGTTGCTTCACTGCTTAAAATTACATTCTTCCAAAGTGAATGAACTCCTAAACGAGAATTTAACTCGATAACGCTTGCTCCCGCTCCTCTTAAATTATTACTATCACCTAAAACTCCCGCGGAGGTTTGAACTCTAATAGTTCCGTTAAGTCTTACAGATGAAGGTCTTAAAAATTTTGCTTGACTTGGAACTGTTAAAGTTATAGTAGGATTTCCACCTCTGAAACTATAGGTATTATTAGAAGGAGGATTAGAAGGGAGTATTTCGAATTTTTCGACATTAACAATATTCGGAGAACTCATTTTATATATATAAACTAATATATTATTTTTTATTTTAATTTTTTTATTAATTTTTTATTGTGTTCTCATTTGTGATTATCTACTAAATAAAATTCTTACAAATGGGAACATTTTAATTTCCGCTTGCTTCTACTTGATTACTCGCTGAGGTCATTCCATTTTTAACCATTACTCTTCTTAAACAATATACGTAATTATTAAATAATTTAGTATGAGCGCCCGCGTTATAATCGACTCTTACTGAAAGAGTATCGCCCGATAAATCCATAGTTCCGCCGTATTTAGAAAGACTTCTAGCGATTACGAAGTGTTTCGCGATTTTTTGTAAATTATGAACTTTTTCTCCTACATTAACAATCGCTTTCTGTAGTTCGCTAGTGTGAAGTGCTTCGTTTTTATTGCTTCCGTCTGCTACTGCTTGAGAATATCTATTAAGAGGAGCGAGACGTGATGGAAAGTGCTTAGAACCGTGAATAAATTCATAATTTACGGCGTTATCTGGAATACCCGTTAAACTAGATACTACAATATCTCGAGCGACATCGCTTCTTAAAGGGTGAATAAATACTGCTTTCGCTCTTTTTGCTAAAGTCGGGATCTGTGCTTGTAAAAGTCCGTTAGTGTTGCTCTGGTTATGTCTGTAAAGTTCATAAGTCATTATATCGAACTGAATACCGCCCGCAGATTGACTCGCCTTAAGTAATCCGTTGGCGTATCCTTCTGGAGGTTGCACCGACTGAACTAACATTTCGATATCATTTAATTTATATGAAGGTTCTGGGATTACTCTTGTCGCTACATTTGCTCCATCATTAGGAGAGAAGCACGTATGAGCGACCATTCTTTCGGCATATTTAATATATACTAAAGACCCGATAGCGTGGTCGTGAGCGAGTCCCGCTGCTGTGTTTCTGTTTGGAGTATAAGTTATTCCTAAGAGTCCTCCTACTGAAAAGAAACCATTAATAAATCCTAAAGATTCTTCATTAGTTAAAGCGGCGGCGTCATCTGAGACGTATAACTGGTCGCCGATGTCGAAAGGGTGGTCGGCGATTGCTCTATCGGTTCTTACTGAAAACTGTCTAACACCCGCACCGATTCCTCTTTGGTCGTCTCCCGCAGTTTTTCCCGCGGTAGTTAAAGTAATTTTAGTTCCGTGAATTGTAGTTGAATCTCCTAATAGGTTAAGATATTGAAAAGCGCGCTTCATATCTTCCGTATCAATTGTAATTTTTAAACCATTCATCGCAGAAACTGGAAGAATTTTTCCTTGTTTGAAAATACCCGAATTAAGTTGTAATTGAATAGTAGGTTTATTAATTGGTCTCTGTGAGGTGTCGGGATTTGCATTGTCCGCTCCTCCCGCGATTTGTCTCGCTCCATAGTATAAATTAGCGTTTGCGACTGCGTCGCCTTCGTGTTTCATAAAACCTTCGAATAGTTCTCGTTTGTGCTGAATATTGTCTTGAGCGTTATAATTACTCATCATCGAATAATTAGCGTTATAGTCTTCATTCATCTCGATATTACTCTGATTATTTCCGTCTCTGTATTGAATATTACGGATTACCGCGTGTCCTCCGCAGTTTCGGTCTGGAACTACCATTCCTCGAACATTTTCGAGAACCATATTATACTTTAAATAAGTCTGATTAGGGTCAATAAAACCGACAAAAGAAGGGATATTAATTCTTACTTGATCGTTCTGGACTGCATCGCTCACGACATCGGGTTTTATGGCGATAGACTTCGAAGGAATATAAACTGAGGGATTATCTGCTTTAAACATATTTATATATATTTAGAAAATATATTTTTTTTCTAAATTTATTTTAATAAAAAATAATACATAATGAAAAAAAATTATATATTGTATCAAATGTTAATTTTATTTATTCTCCAGAAGAGAGGATATTCAGTTCGACGAACTGCGAGAGATAATCTCTTAAAGTCTCGATTACTATCTTAACTTCTACGGGAGAATCGTCTAAAGGATTATTCTCGTTAAGATTATCTAAAAGTCTAACTATTCCGTAGCACGTAATTAACTCTTTTTTAAGTTGCATTAGTTCTTCTTTATTTTTTTCGTTTTCTTTTTCTCTTTTTTCGTTAAGTTCTTTTAATTGATTCATCGCGTCGAGATACATTCCCTCAGACATTTCGTTATTAGTAGTTTCAGTCATACTATATATAACAAACATAATTTATTTATATATATTCAATTTTTTTCTTTAACATTAAAAACTCATACTCGAGGCGCTTACTTCTGCGGAAGAATCTATAGAAGGTAAAGCAGAAGCGAATTTCTGAGTTAATCCCGCGGTAGGGTCGCTCGTAGGTAATCCAGTAGAAGGAAGACCCGGTGCTGAGGGTGCTTTGTCTTTATGGTGGAATAAATGGTATAAACCTTCTCCTACTGAAACGAGACCCGTAATTCCTAAAGCGACTTCTCCTAAGACTGGAACTGCTCCTAAAATTGCGTCGGAAGTTGCGAGACCCGTTTCGACTCCCGTATCTACTCCCGCTTCTACTGCTCCTTTCGCTACTGTTTTTCCCGTTGTTTCTGCTAAAGTTTGTCCCGCGTCTTGGATTTCGCTTGGAGTCTTACTTATAAAGTCTTTTACATTTTGGAATCCCGCTTTTATACTTTGTCCTCTTTGTGCGAGACTTGTAAATGCTTTCTGCCCTAATTGTGAAGCATAACTCGCGCCTTCTTGTGCTGTTTGAACTCCCGTTCTTACTGCTTGTCCCGCATCGCTAGCGACATTTCGTGCAGTTGCTACGACGTCTCCTAAGTCTGGAGGATCTGGAATGTCTGGAATTTCTCCGCTCCTTGGTGGTTGTGCTGGAGGTGGTCTTACATCTTGCGCTCCCGCGTCTCCTATATTTCCCGCTCCGCTAAAGTCTGTTAATTCTCCTCCAGTATTTCTCGCTTCTCCTCCTATAGGTCGCGCGAATGGATTCTGCTCTGGGTCTTTACTTAATACGACTTTACTACTTAAAGACCCTCCTTCGGGTGAAGTAAATTCTGCACCGCTTAAACTATCGTCGGGTTTTGAAAACGCTTCCACGGGAACTCCGTTCGTTCTAATCATCATTTCGGGGTCTCTTTGACCCGCTGAAACTGTTCTTCCTAACATATCTTCGTTAGAAATTGCGTCGGAATATTGAGTAGAAAATCTCGCTTCCGCTGGTTGTTCTACTTCTTCTTCTGGAGGACTTACTTTTAAACTATCGTCGAAAGGTTGTCCTTCTGGATTTTTCTGAGCGTCTGTAAGTTGGTCTCGAACTCCTTCTCCCGCTGAACCTCCAGATACTTTCTCGTCATCTGCTCCGATTCTTACTAGTCTATCTTCTGTTCTATCTACTGCAGATATCCCGCTCGCGTCTGGTTGTGTTATATCGTCTGCTACTACTGGTTCGGTGTTTTCTGGTAATCTTGCTCTAAATGCTTGCCCTAAATCTCCCGAACTAATTTTACCTTCTGCTACTTGTCGCGCTACAAAATCCGAAAATTCGCTAGTTTGTGGAGCGTCTTCTGCTTTTGTTAAATTGTCGATATCTGTCTTATCTGCTTGACTGCCGAATCTATCGCTTAAACTTTGTCTTACTGAAGAAGATTCTTCCCTCGCTTCGTCTGCAGTTGGAAATCCGTCTGGATCATTGTTTAAATTTGATAGTTCTCCTCTTCCTTCCCTTACTTGTTGTGCTTCTCTTACTGCTTTCCCCCTCGCTTGAACTCCATCGTATAAAGTTTTCATTTTCTTAACTGCTTTATATCCTCCTTCTATTCCTAGCGCTCCCGCGATTTCTGCTCCTCCTCCTTCTGCTAGTGCTGAATATTTATGGGCGTATTCGTCCGCCTTTTCCTTCCAGTTTGCTAAATTAGTCGTTTGTTCCTCTGAAAGAAGAGACCCGATATTCTCTATATTATAGTTCTTATTCTCTTCGATTGCTTGATTAATTCGGTCAGTTTCATTTCCATAAAAACCACTCATAATATATATATATTTATAAGATATATTTTTGTTCTCATTTGTATTAAATTTTTAAAGAGTATAATTACAAATTGGAACAATAAATTAAATAATGTATCATTTAATTAAATTACTTAAAGTTTTTTCGATTGTATATAGTAAGAACAAAATAACTCAAAATGAATCTTAATGACCCCGCTAACTACAAATCTTATCTTAAAAATGTCGCTCGAGAAAATGTTCGACCTTTTAATGATTTTATAATCTTCCTCGATTGGTTTGAATTTCTTTCCACAAAAGGGCGAAATAAATTCGCTAGGGATAATAAAATCCAAATGGAAAACCAGAATTCCTCTTCTATGAAACGTTATATTACCTTAAATCGTAAAGACTGGTTAGAGGAAATAAAAGGAAATTTCGAGGATTTCCACCCTAAATATTCTTATTCATCTTATAATCATTATATCGATTAATATCCGAAATAACTTGCATAATCGCCGAAATCTTCTTTTTTATTGAGGGTTTCTGGTTCTGGTATTTTTTGTCTTATTCCTTGACTTTGTCTATATTCCTTTTCTAACTTTGCTCGAACTCTTGCTTCGACTGCCTCCTCTTCCTTCCTCATTTTCTCTTCTTGTTTTCTTTTAATTTCTTGCTGTTTTTTAATTAATTTCTCGAATTTATCCATATTTTTTAACCATATATTAAAGTCTTCCGCTTCCATATATTCGAGTTCTTCTTCTGTAATTTCGTTAGGTTGTATCGCTGAAACTTGTTCTACTACTTCGGGCGCTTTTTCGATAACTTTTTCGACTTTTTGCTGTGCTTTACTTGCTTTTTTTGCTCTCATTCGTGCTAAGTGTGCTTTCTGTTTATCTGATAATTGTTTCTTTTTTCTTTTTGGTTTTACTTGTGGTTCGGGTTCGCTTTCTTCTTCGGTTTCCACTGAAGGCGGAGGAGGTTTAAAAGCGACGTTTCTTTTAGGTTGCACGGCGAACGGCGACCCCTTAAGGTCTTCTAATTTATCATCGTTAAGGACTGCTAAGTCCTCCTTAATGTCTTCGGCGATTTCGTCGGGAATGTTAATCAGATCTAATACCATTTTATATATATACTTAGAAATTAATTTAGATTTATGATATTTTAATATTTTTCTCTAGGTTTCTATTTTTTATCATAAAAGCAGATTTTAAAAAAAGTAGAGATTTTAATAAGAAATAAATAAAGTTCTTAATTGTTATAAATAGGATTCCTTATAGTTTTTGTTTTTTCTCTGATTTCCTTTTATTATAGTTTTAGAGTGTGTTCTCATTTGTGATTCTCTTATTAAATGATTTACTACAAATGGGAACAGAACATTATAAAGAGATATGTATCATTTTATACAATTAAAAAAATCTTCGATTAATTTTTCTGGTATTCGATAATTGTCTTTTTGTTTTCTTCCGTGGGTTCCTTGTCCTATGGCGGAATTATGCTTTTTTAAACTAGAAAGTTTCGGTTTAAATCCTTGTATATTAGTCCAGAATCTAGTCCGTTTTTTATATGGTAATCCGTAGCAGTAATAATCTACAATATAATAAGGTATTAAATCGTTTATATATTCTTTCATTCTTCCAGTATTTGGATTTTCAATTATAAAATATTCTGGTTGAAAATAGTCTAATATTTCGAATAATTTATCCACCATAGGAATACCAAATTTTAAAATATCCTCTTCTATTTCTTCTCGTGTTAATGGATATCCTATATTTTTTCGTCGTCTTCCTATATTTGAAAATCTTAATATACTCCACCACAAACAAACGGGAGATGCAGTGATTAAATAAAAATATTTAGGAGGATATATTTTATAATTCCATTCCATTATATCTTCCATTATATGATTAGATGAAACATAACCAGAATTAAAAGGGCATTCCGCCCCTAAATCTCTATCAAAAGATATAACCTCATAACCCTTTTTAGAAGATACTTTCCCGAAAGAATGAGTTCCAGAGAATAATTCTAAGTGTCTTTTCATATTTTAATTAATATTATATTTTATTTTTTCGAATAATTTTTCTGAGTTGCTACTGAGTGGAGCATCTTATCCGCTGTATCTTCCTTCGATTCCTCTTCTTTTACGGGGTGCTTTTCACTAATATAAATATGTCTTAACATATTAGCGGAAATTTTCTTACCAGTAGGAGCGAAAACCTTATTTAAAAATTTTGATAACTGGTTAGAGGTCATATTACCGCCTCGAGAATCTAGTAAAAATTCGTCTGTTTTATTAAATTTTAACCAGATATTCAGAACTGAATTAAGTTTCTTTCCTACAGTTATTTTTTTAGTTCCGTAATTTTTTGAGGTTTTATAATCTCCGAAATGGAAGAATTTATTATTACGAGATTTATTAACTAAATAATTATTACTTTCTTTTTCGTCGTCTGATAAATCTTCGTATTCTGCAGAAGATATTATTTTCATATCTCCGTAATCGAGGCGAACTGGTGGATTTTCTTCGTAAATATATAAAGAACCGACGACGAATTTCTGTAATAAGTCGAACTGTTTTTTCGTAATTTGGTCGTAATCTTTTCCGAATACTCCTCTATCTAATAAATCCGCTTTATAAGTGGAAACTACCTTTTTTAATTCTTTCATAGAAGACCAGTTTTCTTTCTGTTTTCCCGTTTTTTTATTTTCCTCGATTTGCTGATTATATTTATCGGTATATTCGTCCAGTCTTTTTCGATATACTTTTAGATCTTGATCGTATTTCTCATTTTTATTAAGAGAATCTAATCCTATAATAATTCCAGTTAAATAATTCTTTTGAGTTGTTAGTGCTTTTTCTGAAAGAAATTCTAGGACTTTTTTCTCATCTTTAAGGAAATCTAAATTTTTCGGTTCTCCTTTATTTCCTAAACCTTCATATACTTTTCTAATATTAATTAAATATGCTCGAAGGGAATTAGGTTTAATATTTCGTTTATCGTCAATCGCTTTTTTAATTGCTTCCATAGTTTTATTATATATTTAATTAAGATTTTTTTTTTAAATTTTTTTCTTTATAAATGTTAAATAATTATGAATCTGCAGTTAGCGAAAATTTATAAAGTCGTAAATTTAGAAGAAGATTTAGTTTATTACGGTTCTACGTGCGACCGTTCATTAAGTAGAAGAATGTCTAAACATAAAGTCTCGCATCGAAGATTTAATGAAGTTATGGGAGATATGGAAAAATGTAAAATATATTTAGTAGAAGAATATCCTTGTTTAACGATAGAACAATTAAGGAAAAGAGAACGATATTATATTGAGAATTTTCCGTGTATTAATAAGAATATACCGGGGCGAACGAAGAAAGAATATTATTCCGATAATAAAGAAATAATATCACTAAAAAGTAAAATAAAACGATTAGAACAAAAGATAAAAGAACTTACTAATTCTCCTCCTCCTCCTTCTCCAGAGGTTCTGGAGGAAGAAGAGGATTCGCCTTAAAAGATTTTACTAAGTTTTTTTTATTATAGGAAATCGGCGCTTCGAATATCATATTAGAAAAGTTTTTATACGCTTTCGGGCGATTATTATCTCCAGTAAATCCGTATAAATCTAAGTATAAAAAACCGTATGGTTCTGAAGTTGCATCGGCGAAAAGTTCTTTAAATTTTTCAGTTCCATAAGTTCCGCCGTATTCTTCGGCGAGTGCTTCTACTTGTTTAACGTTAGAATTTTGACTTAAAATTACATAATTACAACACGACCGAACCACGGGCGGAACATATTTTAACATCTGAGTATTATAAACCAGTAATTTAATATTATGATGTCTATAAGAAGAGGCGATTTTAAACATCAAAGAATTTTTATGGATATTCGGGAAAGCGATAAAATCATCAAAAATTAAGGCGATATTCGGTCGTTTATGTTTAGGGATACTATCTTGATAATCTATAATAGATTGTAAATGATTGTCGGAATAATCGCTATATATCGTCTCGGCGAACTCATCATAGAGAAAGCGTGCCGTATCATCTCCGTTCGCCATTGTAGAAGAGTATATATATACGGCGTCGAATTGTCCCGAATAGAAGTTAGGATTCTGCAGATAATTAACTAATCTAAGAGTTTTTCCCGAGCGAGGTTTCGCTATATCAATAACTAAAGCGCCTTTATTTATATCTGGGAGTCTTTTATCGAATTTTAATGTAGTTTCCACGGGAGGCGCTTTTACTGGAAGTATAGTTAAATCGTTTTCGTAGTCGTTATTCATTACTATATATATACAATATTATTTTTTAGATTGTTCTCATTTGTAAAAAAAAAATTGAAAAAAAAAAATTGAAAATAAAAATATATTGATACATTATAATATAAAATGCCTCAAATGCCTCAAATTACTAAAAACGAAATCTCAAAAAAAAAAATTGAAAATAAAAAAATTGAAAGTGATACAATTAAAAATATAATGGATAAAAAATTACTTAAAGGAAAAACTACTAATACAATTAAAAGCAAAATGAATCACCCTTTTAACTGTTCTAAATGTAATAAAGGTTCTTATACTTCGACGTGTGTTTCTTGTATGAGAATGGAAATCGAGAAAGACCTTAAGACAGAATTCGAGGAAATTAAATCTAATAATAATATAGTTATGAAAATCGAAGACGTATTTAAAATTAAATGTCGGAAATACGGGAAAGAACCTTTCGGGGTTGCTAACTGGACTTCTCCGAAATCACAGAGTAAAAATTACAAAGCGACCGCAGATAATAACGTCGGTATAGTTTGCAGTAAAGAATCGGGAGTTTTTGCTGTCGATTTAGATTTCTACACTAAAAAGAAACGAGATGGAACTCTCGATACTTTTGATCCAGACACAAACGAGGAACACGGACTATTCTATAAGACTTTCGGTAAGGACGACGAATTTATTAAAAAGTTTGATACCTTTACACAGAAAACGCCGAACGGTGGAATTCACCTTCTATTCAAACATAAGGAAGGATTAATTCAGACTTCATCTAAAAAATATAAGATTGATACTCGGGGAGGAAATACTAATGGATATATCGTAGGATTCGACTCGGTGGTCGCTGGTAAAAAATACGAAGTTATTCACGATACAGATATTAAGGAAATTCCAGTAGATCTCGAAAACTTTCTTAAAGATTATATCTTCGATGCATATCCAGTCAATAATAAAAAGAAGAGAGTTCGAGGTCGAAAAGTTCTCGATTCTATCGAGAACCGAGAGTTCGAAGTCGAATATTCTTACAATATTCCAGAATCAAAAGTTCGGGAAGTTGTTTCTAAACTTCCTTCAGTATATTTCGAAGACTTTACTAAATGGTTTATATTTACTTCGGCGATGAAACAATTAAACCAGAAAGAAATCTGGACGGAATATTCTAAAAAATATTCTAACTATGATTCTAATAAAAACGAATACTTCTGGAATAAGGTAAAATCGCGGGTCGATTCTGGTTGCTATTATTTCGAACATCTGGCGAAAACTGCTGACTGTTCTCAATTAATTACAGAATGTAAATATAAGAAAGTTCCCTCGAATAAAGTTGTTCCCGACCGTTTTATCGATGTAGAGAAACTCGGATACGGATTAGAAATTACATCTAAAAAAGATATGATTATTAAATCAGATACCGGGACGGGAAAAACTACTCTATTTAAAAATTACATCGAAAAGACTAATTCGAAATTTATTAGTATTGTATCTCGTAGAACACTGGCGAACGAGCAGTTCGAAGACTTCTTAAATATTGCAGATAACGTAAATTACTACGAACACGGGTCTTTCTGGACTGAGTCGGGTTCGATGGTTATCTGCATCGATTCTCTACTAAAGATTTCGAACTGGGACTTTTCTAACTATACAATCTTTCTCGATGAATTCGACTCGATTATTAAATATCTTATTAAATCTCCTACGATGAGCGCTATCAAAACAGAACTATTCGATTTTATAGTAAATGATATTTTTATGAATGCGAAATCCCTCGTTATGGCGGACGCGGATATTAGCGATATTTCTATGAAGTTTATCGACTATATTCGAGTTCTACGAAAAGAAAGGGGAATCGATAGGGACTTCGAATTTATTCAGAACAAATATATTCACAATCGAGGAACACCCGCCGAGGAATTTTTCAGAAAAGAAACTCTAATCACAAAAGCGAAAAAGACTGATAGGTGGTTATTCGCGGTAGATTCTAAAGAAGAAGCGATTAATATTTACAAAGAAACACACACAGAAGAGAAACCAGTCGTTCTTATTATTGCAGAAGATAACATTTCAAAAGATAAAGAAACCTTCTGTAAATTATCAGAACACGAACGAGTAGTTTTCTCTCCTAAGATTGTCTATGGTTTAGACTCGAACGGATATCTAGGAAAACACGAACGCGAAGTATTCTGTTATTATAAAGAACATACTATTTCACCTTCGAATATGCTTCAACAGATTAACCGAGAACGGAAGATCTCAAAACTTAACTATATGTTCGAGAAGAAACAATTTAACGAAAGCGAATATTCTTCGCTCGATGATATGAAGGAAGACCTTTATAAAGATAACGAATTCGCTCTTAAACAATTCGAAAACGAAGATTCTAAACTTAATAAAATGTTCGTCGAATTACTAGTCGATTACGAATATATTCTCGATTGTTATCAGACTAATAAATACGCACACTTTCAGACACTTATCAAAGAACGGGGATTTATTGATAAGACTATCGAATATAAACCG